CCAACTATGGCACTGCTGGCTCACTACTGCCAACTACTGTTGGCTCTAGCACTGCTGCAGACTCTAACGACCCTAAGTTCCTAGACCATACTGGCACTAATTATGTGTATCTGACTGGGGTTGCTGGTAATCAAATGAGCGCACCAAACTCCGCTGCTCTGCAAATATCTGGAGATATTGACCTACGTTGGTATGGTGCTATGGACGACTGGACACCAGCAGCAATAGGTTCACTCATATCAAGATTACCGATTGCTGGAAATTATTCTTATAACTTCTACTTAAATACAAATGGAACATTAGGATTTGCTTGGAGTAGTGATGGAACAGCAACAACACAAATAAACTCAACTACTGCTCCTACAGTAAGCGATGGTTCTCCATTATGGGTTAGAGTAACCTTTGATGTCGATAACGGAGCAGGTGGCAAAGATGCTAAGTTCTTTACTTCCACAGACGGTACCACTTGGACTCAATTAGGTACTACCGTTACAAGTGCTGGCACTACAACTATATTTGCTGGCACTGGAACTATTGAAATTGGAAGCAGAATATCTGGCAGTGGACAACATTTGGCATCTAAAGTATTCCGCGCCCAAATCTACTCAGACATTACAGAGACAACCAAGGTCCTTGATGTAGACACCTCAGTTATTACTACTGGTGCTGCTACATCCTTTACCGCAGTTACTGGTCAAACAGTTACCATCAACCGTTCCACCTCTGGACGCAAGAGCGTTGCTGTAACTCAACCTACTTGGCTCTTTGGTACTGATGACTATATGGAAGTCAACAACCGCTATATGGCTCATTCAACTGCAGCCGAGAACTATGTCTACCTCTCTGGTGCCTCTGGCAACTATATGTCTGTTGCAGATAATCCACCTTTGGATATTGCAGGTGACTTGGATATTCAGGTTAAGGTAGCACTTGACGATTGGACACCAGGAGCAGGAAGTTGCTTATTATCAAAATCAAATGCAACTGGAAATCAAAGGTCTTACTTTTTAGGTATCACCACTGGTGGAATTTTACAATTAACAACATCACCAGATGGTTCAACATTATTAACTAGGTCTTGTACTGTTTCAACATCAATTACAGACGGAACTGTTAAATGGGTACGTGCCACTATTGATGTAGATAACGGGGCATCTGGAAATGATGTTAAGTTCTTTACATCTGACGATGGTTCAACTTGGACACAGTTAGGTGCAACTGTTACAAGCGCAGGAACAACAAGTATATTCAACAGCACAACACCAGTTGAAATTGGTACACGCACAAATGGAACAATTGAAATTTCAAAGGGTAAGTTCTACCGTTCAATTATCAAGAACGGTATTGATGGCACAATAGTCCTAGATGCTGATGCCTCAGTCATTACACTGCCATCTCAGACTACATTTGTAGACCGTTCAAGCAATGCCTACACAGTTACTATCAACAAGTCTGGCGTTGGTACATTCGTATCTACTGGCAACTATCTGTATCTGCCAGGGGTTAATAGTAATACTGCTTCAGCGCCAGATTCAGTTCCGTTAGATATCACTGGTGATATTGATGTAAGAGTCAAGGTTGCAGCAGATGATTGGACTCCTGCTGCAGTTTCAAATTTTATAGCCAAGTGGCAAGTTACAGGAAATCAAAGGTCTTGGCGTTTTTCACTGAACACCAACGGTGGATTATTTGCAGAATGGTCTGCGGATGGAACTAACGTTCTTTCGCATTTCCTAGGTGGTCTAGGTCTCGTAGATGGTTCTACCAAATGGGTGCGTTGGACATTAGATGTAGACAATGGTGCAAGTGGCAATGACTCTAAATTCTTCACATCTGATGATGGCATAACTTGGACTCAAGTCGGAACCACTCAAACAACTGCTGGAGTTACCAGTATTTACAATTCAACCGCAGCGCTTGAAATTGGTGCTGTCGGTGGACAAAATACTTTGCGTGGCAAGTTCTTCCGTGCACAGGTACTCAACGGTATCGGTGGCACAGTAGCCTTCGATGCTAACTTTGAGGAAAGCATTACCAGCCTATTGCAGACATCATTTACTGAATCCTCAACTAATGGTGCCACTGTAACAATCAACCGTTCTGGTAGCACATTCCGCAGTGCTGGTGTTATTGATGCTGGTTACCTCTACCCAGGAGCAACTAACACCTTTGCCAATAGCACTACAGACTTCTTGAACTTTGGGGCAGCAGATTCGTTTACTGTGATGGGTATTATACGTAGACCATCTTTCAGTGGTGATTATGGTCCAGTTATCTCAAAGAGTAATGGAAATGATTATCCTGGTTATCAAATAAGAAAACCTGCTGGAACTGGTGCAACTCTTTCATCGTATCTTGGTGGCTCATCTTCATCAGTTGCTTCAGGCAGTGTTACTTCAACTGCTGGACAACTTGAAACAGTTATGATGAGAGTAGACAGAACTGCACAAACCGTTGTAACAAACTTAAACGGTACAGATTCTACATCGACTTCTATATCATCTATAGGTTCTGTATTGAATATCATTGATACATTGAAAATAGGTAGAACATCTGTAAATGCATTTTATATTGATATGGAGTTCTATGGTGCAGCAGTATTCCGCAATACACTAACAACTAAGAACATTGCAGACATCACTAACTACTTTAATGGAAGAGACTAATTATGGGTACTTTACGCAGTTACGATATTGAAGTAGTAACAGATGAGTTTGGTAATGAAACCAAAGTCTACCTAGCCCAAGGGCTTGTAGTCAATGGTGTGCTACTAGGTGAGCCTATCGAATTAGATGGCGACCCTAACACAGCAGAGTGGGACGACTCAGCCTTTCCCAATGGAACTATTGACAGAGCAGGAATCGTTACTCCAGATGAAGAAGAGGTTATCTAGTGGCTATATTATCAGATTTAATTGATGAGGTTAAGGCAAACCTACAAGGTTATACCCTTAACCAAGACCGTATTACCTTTGTTAAGAATACTGGTGGCATTAATGAATCGGACACTTCTATTGAGGTAGGTTCACAAGACAACCTATCCAAAGGTATCGTTGAAATTGATGATGAACTTATCTATGTAGATTCATTTAATAAAACAACCAATACTCTGAATGTTATTGAGGCTGGTTTTGGTCGTGGATTCCAAGGAACACAGGCTGCATCTCACGCAAAGTTTGCACCTGTAATCCTATCTCCAACCTTCCCACGTTCTTCAATCAAGAAGGCAATCAACGATACAATCGGTTCATTGTTTCCTAAGTTGTGGGGTACTGCATCTACCACCTTTACATTTAATGGCGTAGTCAATACCTACACACTACCTGCTGAGGCAGAAGAAGTACTATCTGTATCGTGGCAATCAGTTGGTTCATCTAAGGAATGGTACCCAGTAAAGCGTTGGCGTCCAGACCCAATGGCAAACACTGGTGCATTTACATCAGGTCACACTATTACTGTCTATGATGGCATCACTCCAGGTCGCACAGTTCAGGTCTACTACACCAAAGAGCCATCACTACTTGTTAACAACAATGATGAGTTCACAACAGTAACTGGTTTAACTGAATCTTGCAGAGATATTGTAGCCCTTGGAGCAGCCTATCGTCTGCTTTCATACATTGACCCAGGCAGAATTAACCTAGCCTCAGCAGAATCAGACACAGCAGATACTAAGTTACCTTCTACTGCTGGTACATCTGCATCTCGTTACATCTTTGCTCTATACCAACAGCGTCTTAATGAAGAGGCTGGTAAGTTGCAAGGTAAGTTCCCAACCAAGATTCGCTACAACCGTTAAGGAAAATAAATGACTAGAATGTTCAGTTCAACTTCTATTGAAACCACTCTTGCAACAGGCATATCTTCTTCTGCTACTACTATTACTGTAGCAAGTACAACAGGTTCAACCTTGGTTCCAGAAACTCTTGCTGCCAATGACCAGTTTACTATTGCTATTGACCCAGATACAGCCCTTGAAGAAATTGTATTTGTAAAATCAGCATCTGGAAATCCAGTATCTGGTGATACTATAACTATTGTTCGTGGTCAGGCTGGCACATCTGCTATTGCCCACAATGGTGGAGCAACAGTTAAGCACGTACTTACATCTGATGACTTAGATTACTTTACAACAGGAGTAGATGCGGCAATCACCTCAGCATCTACATCAACGCTTACTAACAAGACAATAAGTCTTGCATCTAACACCGTGACAGGAACTACAGCACAGTTTAATACAGCATTATCTGATAACAACTTTGCTACTATCGCTGGAACAGAAACTCTTACTGGAAAGACTCTAACCTCTCCAACTATCACAACACCAGTCATCACTTTCCCAGTGCTATCTGTAGCGATTAACTCACAGACATCTGCCTACACACTGACAGCAACCGATAAGTCTAAGATGGTAATCGTTACGTCATCATCTACTGCTAACGTAACTGTCCCACCTAGCGTGTTTTCGCAGGGAGATGTTGTATACATCTCACGTTCAGGTGCAGGTGCCCTATCCCTAACACAGGGTGCAGGAGTTACTATCTCTGGAACACCTGGCTTAGCACTTCGTGCTCAGGCATCTGTTGCAGCAATTCTCTGTACTGGTACTGATACATTCATTGCTACTGGAGATTTGTCAGCCTAATGAGTTTTCTATTTGGCGTAATCGCAGCATCATACGATACATCAACACCACCACCACCACCGCCTCCACCACCGCCACCAACTTGCACACCTGTGTGTGGTAACTGGAGTTATACATATGGAGAATGGTCTGCTTACTCTGCTTGTGTAGATAGTATTCAAACCAGAACTCGTACTGTAAGTGGCACAAGAACTTGTACAGCATCTGACTGCTCTACATACACAGAGACTTCATCAACGACTGAAACAGAATCTCAGGCTTGTTCTTCACCACCACCAACTACTACTTGGTACTGCACAACCTTTAATGGTGGTCGTTATACATCATCTACAGATGATTCTGAAGATTGTGTAGTATTCTGCTCAACAAGCGGATACCCAAGCGACATACCTTGCTAAAATAATACAATGGGGGAACAATGACAGATAGCGTAAAGCCTTGGGATATGTTTAATGGCACTCCCAGGGCAACGCCAGAAGAGGCAGAACGCAGATTTAATACTTGCAAATCTTGCCCAGAATTGGTAGAATTAACCTCCACTTGTAAGAAGTGTGGATGCTTTATGTATATGAAAACTAAGTTACAACCAGCAACTTGCCCGTTGGGTAAGTGGTAGACAATAGGGGACAAAATGTCTAAGTATAACAAACCAGTAATAGGCAAACCATCACCAGCACCTAAGGGTAAGGGAACACTTACTATCGCTTGGTGCGATAACGGTATGGTGGATGGAAAGTTTACAGAAGGATTAATGGCTATTGGTGTGCAAGCACCAGCCAATGGTATCCCTATCAGCCACACACTACGTGTGCAGGGCAACCAAATAGGTCGTCAACGTCAAGCACTAACAGACCACTGGATTGATGAAATCAAATCCGATTGGATTCTATGGATTGACTCTGACATTGTAGTTGACATTCATATGATTGCCCAACTGTGGGACTTGGCAGATGCAGTCCATCGCCCAATCGTAAGTGGTGTCTACTTTATCTCAAAGGAACGAGAAGGAAGCCTTGCTTCCCCAGTTCCTTGTATCTTTAACCGTGTGACTGACAACTCAATCCAGCACATCCATCCACTACCTGAGAATCAACTGATAAAGATTGACTCAGCAGGTATGGGTCTAGTTATTATGCACCGTAGCGTATTTATCAAACTACGTGAGATGTTCCCTAATCAGTCACTCTTTGCAGAGCAAGAAGGATTAGGAGATAACTTTGTTGGTGAGGATATTGTCTTCTTCAACAAGGTACACCGTGCTGGTATCCCTGTTCACGCACACACAGGAATCATTGCAGCACATATGAAACGATTTGCTTTAGACCACGACTATTACAGCCTGTACTGGGGTATGGTTGAAATGAAGAAGAAGTTACAACAACAATCAAAGGAGTAGTTAATGCCATATGGTGATGATATTACGGAAGCAATACCGTTTGCCTTATCTAATCCCAACAGTCTTAAGACATACCAAGTAACAGGCGCAGCCTATGACCTATCGGTCAATGGGCTTCCATTCTTTGTTTATGCTACAGATGAAACTCCTTACCGCAGACAAACTGCTGAGTATCGCAAGCAACAGATTGACCAATCCACAGAACCAGGTGAGCAGACGCTAACTGGTTGGTGGCTTCGCTCCCAGTCATCATTCCACAATGGTGCAGGAATTAACTTCTATGACCCATCAGCAGGAGAGACTGTCTCATATCGCTTTGCAGATAGCAAAGGTGTGGATGTCTGGACTAAAGGTCAAGCAACCCTACTCAAAGATGTTGTCAATGCTCATGTTACTACTGGTGCCGTAGTTGGCACAGACCATCAACACCCTAATCAACATTTGCGTTCAATTCAATGGGGTGGAGTAAATGCTGTACTACTCCACGATGAGTTTGACGTTGATAAAATTCAGCCGTCAGTTACCGTTTCAATTACAAATAAAGCACGTACTTCTACTACAGCCACACTTACAACTAGCACAGCACACGGACTTGCAGTTGGTATGACAATTGTAATAACAGGTGTTGACGCAACATTCAATGGTACCTATCGTATCACAGCCGTACCAACAACAACAACATTTACCTATACAACTGGAACAAGTGGAACAATAACATCTACTGCTGTATCTCCAGTAGGCACTGGTGTTACAAATTCAGTAGTCCACTTTGTTGATTACTTATCTGGAACTGATAAAAAAGTATTTGCTATCTGCGATGATGGAGTTAACGCTTACTGGATAACCAACAAAACATCTGGTGGTAACCAACGTCTTACTATGTTTAAGAAGCCATTAACTGGCGACTCAACTACTGGTTCATCTAATCCATCTGCCACAGGTGATGTAGTCCAAATGTTCCAAAGTGGAGATGAAGAAATATTCTATGCTGCTATGGAGTTTATTAAAGACCGTATTGTTTTATGTGTAAATAATAAAGTGTATGAATTTCCAGTAAATACAGATGTAATTACTGATGGAACACTTGTATATACAAATCAAAATACTAACTATCATTATACATCTGTGGCTGCATCTGGTCCTGCTATCTACACTGCTGGTCACTCAGGTATTTATTCTACTATTCAAAAGTATACTCTTAATACATCTGGTGCTATGCCAACATTAACTTCTGCAGTAGTAGCAGCAGAACTTCCTGCTGGTGAGATAGTTGAAAAGATTTATTACTACTTAGGTTATATGATGATTGGTACCAACAAAGGAGTTCGTGCCTCCATTGTTTCTCCTGATGATGGTTCACTTAACTACGGACCTTTAATCTTTGAAACATCACAACCAGTCTACGACTTTGCTGGAAGAGATAGATTTATTTGGTGCTCTACTGGAGTTGGAGCAGACGCAGGAACAGTCCGAATTGATTTAGGTTCTGAGATTGAACCATTACGTTTTGCCTATGCAAACGACTTGTACAGCGCACAAACTGGAGAACATTACACAACTGCTGTTGCTTTCCTTGGTGTTACTAATCGTCTTGCATTCTGCACAGAATACAATGTAACTGATGGAGCCATCTATCTTGAATCAGCAAGTACTTTGGTTTCTTCTGGCTACATTACTACTGGTCGCATTCGATACTCGACACTTGAGCCTAAGGTATTTAAAATAATGAAGGCTTTAGTGGATAACACTAATGGTGGATTAACCATTGAGTCTATTGATACAGTAGGTACTGCACGAACTATTGGTAACTTTGCAAAGGGAGATTTTGTCCCTGAGGTAAATGTATCCTACCCAGTAGGTGCTCAAGAGTATATGTCTTTTAAGTTTACTATCTCACATAACACTACAAACACATCATTGGGTGCCATCTTTGATGGCTACCAACTCAAGTCGTTACCCGCAGTGCCACGCCAGCGCATCATTCAATATCCACTTGCTTGCTTTGACAACGAGAAGGATAGATTTAATGTACAAACTGGACATACTGGTTCTGCATATGACCGTCTTGGAGATTTAGAGACACTAGAAAATGGTGGCGACTCTATTCGTATTGATGATTTTAGAACTGGTGAATCATTCATTGGTCTAATTGAATCAATTAGTTTTAACAACCAAACCTCTGGAGATAAAAGATTCTCTGGGTTTGGTGGCATTGCTTATCTAACCATCCGTAGTTTATAACTCTTAGGAGCGCAATCAATGACACCAGCAAACTGGGCAGGACTAATCGTATCTATCATTGCAATCGTAACCGCTTTCAGCGGTGCAATTAGATGGTTGGTCAAGCACTATCTATACGAACTTAAGCCCAATGGTGGGTCAAGTCTCAAAGATTCTGTCGCAAGATTAGAGGAAAAGGTTGAAATGTTACATGAATTAGTAATCGAAATGATAAAAAAATAATGGGATACACAACTATATTACCTGAGCCAATGTGGGACCCAGTATCACCAAGCATAGACCTAGAAGAATGGGAAGATGACGATGAGTAAAGCAACACCTGCTGCTATAGCAGTACTAAGACAAGCAACAGCCTTGCGCCCTAAGCGCAAGAAGGCTAGCGATGGGCTACTACCATCAGCAGCGCATATGAAACAAAGCCCTAAGTCTGACCACAATACAGGATTAGCGGTTGATTTAACGCATGACCCTGAGAACGGAATTGATTGTGTTGAAATATTTGAAAAACTTAAAGAAGATAATCGTGTGTCGTACCTTATTTTTCAAGGAAAGATTTGGTCTAAAGAAAAGGCTAAGCAAGGAAATAGACAATACGCTGGGAGTAACGCTCATAATAAGCACTTACACATTTCTATTCTTGATACTTGTAGCAACGATGTTTTTCCCTGGTTCCCCTGGTTAGGTGAGAGTAAAACATTAGGCAAGATAGTATCTAAAGTAAATCCCCTACCGAAAAAAAAGGAAACAAAATGAACAAGAAGAAGTTAGAAGCAATTATAGCAACATATGCACGAGCAGCAGTAGCATCAGTTATTGCCTTGTACTTAGCAGGAATTACAGACCCAAAGGCTTTGCTATCTGCAGCCCTTGCTGCCGTGGCTGGACCATTACTTAAGGCATTAGACCCTAAAGCAACAGAGTTTGGCAAGAGTACAACCAAGAAATAATACCCTTTTAAGGGGTCTAGCAGCCCCGTAGAGACAAGAAGCCCCCGCTCAGGTACATTAACCTACCTGGCGGGGGTCTTTTCTGCTTTTAATTATAGTCTAAGTGTAACTGGCGTGGAATTATATTAAGTTTTTGACGTAACCTTTTGCGTTGGAACTCTGTTGTATTACCCCAGTATCCTAGCACTTCATGCTTGAGTGCATAGTCTAAGCACTGGTCTATTACGGTACAGTTGCCACATATCTTACGTAGCATTTTTATATCAGTATATGTACTGGTTCTTTCTACGGTAAAGAAAGCCTCTGAGTCTGTGTCTGCACAGTTAGCCTCTTCTCTGAATGCGTACATTTTTATGGCTTCCTTTAACTGTTAATGTCGCGTGACTTGTTGTCTTTACGACTTGCTTGCCTCATGAAAGATATAATTAAACCTGTAAGTCCTAAATATAGTACAAAAACTATAATCCATTTCATTGCTTATCCTCCTGTTGAATAGAAACCAGAACCTTTAAACTTCACAGGTGGTGAAGTCCATATCCTAGTCATTACCATTTGACAACACGTAGGTTCACGGTCATCTCCGAACTCACGATATACCTCTTGTGTCATGTTACACAAGTCGCACTTGTAATCATAGTTAGGCACAATCATCTCCATCTATTTCTGTAGGTGCAGTAGTCCACGTACCACACTCTATGCATTCTTGTTTCAAATCATACCAGCCTACTGCTCTGGTTTCTTCATCCCACATAACTGTAACTTTGAACATTTTACATCCGCATATACATGCGAATGCTGGCTCACCCCTAAGGTCGTTCACTTACTTCTGTTTCTTGGTCTGGTTCATAGTAAGGCTTCCAGCCTCCTAAGTTTTTAACCAATGAGTTAAGTGCACGTTGTACTTTCATACGTGCACCATCTGGTGTGCTATCCATATCTTTGGATAACAATGTCCAGTCAGGTGAGTCAATACTAAAGCGTAACCTTAATATATTTTGCTTAGCATCTGTTAACTTATAGAATGCAGATGCAATGTCTGAGCGCAATGACAACCAGTTGTTGCCATCTGATGCTGCACCACTACCAAACTTAGCATTTAGGTCTTGAATCTTTGTAGGAATCTCATAAGATTCTCCAATGATAGAAGGCAAGAATGCTTCTACTACAGAAAGGTCATAGTAATATAGGTCTGATATATCATAACCTACTTTCTTAGCCTTCTCTCGTTCACAAAACTTAAGTGCAGCATTGCGTAATGATTTAGCAATCAACTTGTCGCGGTCTTTTTGTTCTAGGTCAGACCATTCTTTGTACTTACGGGGATGACCGACAAACCATACCCACAACTCTTGCCCTATGTCATCACGTTCTAACATAGTGTAACGCTTTGCGTACTCGGCTGAGAGTTGCTGTACTAACATATTATATTCTTCAATGTAATTCATTATGGAATGATGACCTCGCCATTTACAATTGGTACTGCAAATGGTGTGACCTTACGATTGTGTTCAACAAGGATACCAAGACCATGCTGCCAGTTGGCAGCACCTGATGTGAGGTAACTAGCCTGCTTGATGTCCATCATGTGACCCACCTCTAACCCGTATAAAGTACTGGTTTTTCCATAAAATCCTGTGGTCTCATGTTGTAATCCAACACGATGCGTGTGTCCACACACTACTGATTTACCTATGCGCTTGGCTAAGTTTAATGCAGTAGCCCCTGGTGCACGATTAAGTGCGCCTTCATCTCCGTGTGCCATTACCCAACCAGGTAACAACTCGTGCATCTTATGTAAGTAATTAATCTTTAACTTGCCATAGCCTAGTAGTTCCTCAATCTCTAATGACTTGAGTGACATAAAGGCTGGCGCATACTTGCGCATGTATGTATCAATGCGGTCAGTATGATTACTGCGTTGAATGTAAAATGGCTTGTTACCTAATGCTTTACGGTAACGAGCCATGATGTCGTGCGTTAAATCAATACTATCTTGTAGGGTCTCAGCATATTCTCCTGCCATTCCCTTGTTCCAACGTGATGGTTCAGGTGCATCTAGTTCATCGCCTATACACCAGAGTTCATCTGGTTTATAATCAGCAATGAACTCTAGTGTGGCATCTACAGTTTTATCGTGTTGATACGGTATCTGTAAATCGCTTAATACGACTACTCGTTTCACATCTATTCTCCATTCGGGATACCTTCCCACTGTCCGCGTTGGACCAGCAGTCCGATTATGGCATAGTTTGCAAGGTCAAGTAGTGTATCTTCAACGGATTCATAGTTGGGCGTGTCGCCTGTATCTACTAGGTTGTTAAGTCTAGCCAGTTTGTCATACATGCGGACACGTAGTCCGTTCATTGGTCCGCCAGGTGCTCCTGATATATTCATAGGACCATAGTCAGCATGCTTTTTAAGCATCATAGTATGTAAATCTAAAAAGATTTCTTGTAGGTCATTCGGATTCTTCATCAAGTATCCCCTTCATGTGGTTATCAAAGTTAGACATGGCTTCTTTAATTGAGAACTCAGCCCATACTTCTTCTGCTTTGCCATACTTGCTGGCTACTAGGATAGCAGCCAATGCTGTAGTACACATCTTTGCATCTTCTAAGTCACCCTCTACAAGGGTCTCATATATATCACGCAATGCACCTATAACATCTAGCAATCTATCTTGCGCTACTGGAATACCAATTGCAAAGTCTAAATGTTCAACGTGTTCCCAAAACGTATGGTCAAGCGGGGGTAACGCACTCTCTGATTCGCTCATCTAGCCACTCACTTCCTTGTTTAATCATCATGCTATTGACATCTTCACCATCAGGCATGCTGATAATGTTGACATTACCTAACTCTCTACTGATTTTCTTGCCGAACTCTAACCCTGCTGCATCACCATCTGCTAATACAATTACAACATCAAAGTCGTCAAGGATTTTACTATAGTGTGGCTTCCAGTTGTTAGCCCCAGGTATGCCTACCGTTGGATGATTGGTTTTAACTGACATCATAATACAATCGAACTCACCTTCGGTGACGCAAATGTATTTATCTGCAACAAAGCATGCTTGTGTATTAAACATTGTAGTCTTTGCACCCACTAGACCCATATACTTAGGGTCTTCACCGTGCATACTGCGGAATCTAATATCAACCACACCTGATGGTGTGATGTATGGAATAGCAAGTCTACCCTTGTATGGCTCATGCCCTGGAAGCGGTTCGTCTACCACCCCCAGATGAAAGATGCTTGCCTCTTCTACCGAGAGTTGACGGCTTGCCAGATATTCCTCTGCGAGATTTATCTTTGCTGCGTATCTCTGTGTTGCCTGAAGCAAGAACTGACGCTGCGAACTTGAGAGCCTCACTATAATCACCACCTTCTTTGTACATAATTAGGGAATAAGTATCGCCCTTAACTCCACAACCGTGGCAGATAAAGGCGTTCTTATCAAAGTTTACTGCTGCTGATGCATGACTGTCAATATGAAACGGGCACTTCATCTTGCGCCAACCGCTGCCCATAGCAGGCACGGTGGCGCCTATGTAGTGGAGGTACTCACCAATGTCAGGCTTGTCACTCATCTTTGAACGCTGCTACTTTTATTTGTTTGTATTCATTTCCATTTTTATCTAACTTAGTATGAACACTAACTTGGTCAAGCAATATTGCTTTTGCTAACATATCTATGTATGACATGTCAGCATAGGTTAGAAAATCTCGAAGGTCATTTCTTTTCACCGAGTGCTCTCCTTAATAAATCTACGTATACATAGCCAGGCATGGTGCAGTACCAATCTTCAGGGCTTCCCCTACCCTTACGCTTGTGCCACACCACGCCTGTCCATGCGTTGTCGTTAGCCATCTCGACTATCAACTCTTCTGTCCACCCCGCCAAGTCCATCTTGGCGTGGTTTTTTATCTCTATGGTAACTCCAGGTATACCTGAGATGTCACCTTTATCTAGGGTTGCACCAGCCAAGCGTCTGTCTACATAAGGGAACCATTGCTTGAGATATTTAACTACATCTCGCTCTGCTCCTGAGCCTTTTGCTTTGGCTGTGCTACTCATTCGTTAGGTTCGTCTCTAACTTCTGTTAGTTCCCAACGTCCTGTTTCTGCTTTCTTTGCACGTTCTTCTGCTATTGCTAACGAAGAAGCACGGATAACTTTTACTTTATATTGTGAATAAGTAACTCTGTACTTTGGCATTATACTTTCATCTCCACTTGTCTATAGTCTCTGACTACATCCTCTAAGTACATAGAGGCTGGGTCAAATGATAAAGATACATATGTGTTACCAGTAAAGTCTGCTTTACCATAACGGTTTTTAACAGGGGCTACACACAAGTATGCATCTGGTCCCTGCATCATCTGTCCTACTGTCAATACCATAGCAGGCACCTGACTAACCATACCTTGCAACGCTGAGCGTGGCTGACATGGGAAACCTTGAGCACCTTCTTTAGTATGGTGTAACACTAGTACACATGCATTGGTATCTCTTGCAAGATACTTGAGTTCTTTCATAACCTGTCGCATAGCAGCAAACTCTTCGCCACCATCAACAGCAATGTCCATAAGGTTATCTACTACGATAAGCGTAGGACTTCTACCCCACATAGTTTCAAATGCAGATACTTCTGCATCCAAATCGTTAAGGGTTGGGCTGGGTTCAAACGACCAGTACAAATTAGAGAACTCTCGTAAGAGTTCTTCTGCTTTGGCTGGCTCTGTCTTAAGCATATGTTCCGCATGCGCCTGACTTATCTTTGCTTTCATAGCAAGTAAGCGCATAGCCATAGTGTGTGCATTAGTATCAGCAGAAAAATATAATGTCGGTTGTTTTAGTCTTGCTGCGATATGTAATGCAATAGATGACTTACCTGCGCCAGGTGTACCAGCAATTACTGATACCTCAGCACGGCGAAAGATAATGCCTTCGCGTTGGAACGCCTGAAATGGTGGGGCTAATGGCTCCCCACCTACCTCAGGCTTGCCAATACTACGGCGTAATGTTTTCATTTATGCCTTTGTTTGGTCGGCTTGGAAACTATTCCACTCTGCTTGGTTCTGCTTGATGTACTGAGTAGTACACTTGCTTGGGTCGCCTTGCTTAGCAGGACAGAAGTAACCCTTGTATGGACCAAACTTACCTGTTAGTCCATGAATGCGTGTCATTGTACCGTGAGGGCAGTTACGTGAACCTGCACCCATAGATGGTGCAACAAATACTGGTGCTGTTGGTGCATCAAATGAATCAACAACTGTTGCTCCAAATGCTGTAGCAATTGATGCTACTTGTGGGTTAGGCGGTACTGCTGCGTTAGCACCACGTACTGCTGTCTCTACTTCTCCAACTGCTTCTACAATCTGAAAGATAGATGATGTGATTTGTGTAAACCCATCAGGTGTTTCAGCACGCAAAGTAATCTGCGTACCTGCTGGAGTTTTTAGATTGATGCTGATAGGTGCTTCATTGCTGGGCATTTATTCTCCTTGAATAGGTGTTACTAGGGACTTTTTTGTATCTCGGAAAGTACGAACTTTCATTGCTAATTCTATACCTTTCCAACCTTGTTTGATGTCAACGAAATGCAGTTCACATTTACCACTACCTGCTGGTAGGTGGACAATGATTCCTTTATCTTGATTGACACCACCCCAAGAACCACGGGTTGCCGTAGCGGGGTCATACGGCAAGCCGTGTGCATACACTGCTAACTGCATGGCAATTTTATTTGGGTAGGCAATACTACCAGTTTTTAAGTCAGAGATGTACAACTCGCCGTTGTATTCAACTACACGGTCAGGTGTACCTGCAATCTTGTACTTATCTAGCACGCAGAACTGTTCGATGAATACATTCTTAAACTTCTTAGTTGCATCAGCATATGCTTGTATGTCTGCTACATATTCGTCAGGTATAACACCAAGGTCTTCACCTCGGTCATACTTTTCTGTCAGTGTATGGATAGCAGTACCAATGTTAGCCTGTGCTGTAGCACCTGCTGCTTCCATTGCATCTTCAACTAACTTGTCCATCTCTAACTTGTTATCTCTGTTGGCTGATGCTGCTAACAATAAGTCAGAGCGCAGTGTTAATCCTGCTGCAGCCATGCGTAACTTCCATGCTACTAGTGCAGTGCCATCATCTAATGAACCTGCAACTGTAGTTGTGCGTGTATATGGTACTGCTTTGCCACCCTTTGGTGGCACTACCATTGGTCTACCGTAACGGTCTCTTGGAACTTCTACTTCTGACATAACTCTCCCTTGTTAAATAGGTTAAGAGGGTGGGAACAAGGAGAGAACCGAAACCCCACCACTCCTAACCCACTCATCATAGCATAGCGTGACGGACTATGCGTTGATGTCGTTGCCGCAATGCGGACAAAG